ATACTTAGTAAATGTAGATTTCTCAGATAAAGATACTTATGAACTAGTGAAGAAAGGCACAGAACTGGATATCACAGAAACTAGAGCGAGAGAAATTATCAGTTCATTAGGTGCAGGAGCCTTAACTATTATTCCAGAAGAAGTTAAGGAAGAAGCACCACCAGTTGTAGAAGAGAAAAAAGAAGCTAAAGAGGTTGAATAATTCGACCTCTTTTTTGGATGTTAAAAATGAATTATATAACTTTAGAAGAATATAAAGAACTAGGTTTTGCAGATGTAGAAAATTTTTCAGATTTAAGGCAACGAGCAGAATTATCTATTGATTTATATACTAACTACTTTTATCAAAATAACAACTTAGAAGATGATTTTCCACCACGTAAGAAAGCTGTAAAGCTTGCTATTGCTAATCAAATACGCTACTTAAATGAAACTGGAATACTTACTGCTGAAGATAAGCATTCATTAGGTAGTTTGAGCATTGGAAGAACTACTGTTAATTATGGCGGTAGTGGAACTAGTCCAGCTAAATTTGAAGCTAGCAAATACAATTTAGCATTAGACACAATGAACTTACTTAAAAGTGTAGGTTTTGGATATAGGGGTGTTTGCTATGATAGATAAGCGCCTTTTAACCGATACTGTAACTGTAAGTTTAGCAGGTGAGAAAGACAAATGGGGGAAAATCGCCTATAAAGAACCGTTTGAAATAAAATTCGTTCGGTTTGATAGAAGTTCTTTAGATAAGACTACAAACACGCAAAGCTTAACAAATATCACAAGGAACAAATCGGGAACCTTATTTATTTATCCTAAATTTAATAATGTTGTTGTTAATGATAGTTGGTTACAAGCTAACATTACAGACCAACATGGAGAATACAAAGTGATTAGTTTTGAAACTAATTACTTAGGCAGAAAGGTATTTTCTTACGAAATAACGGTGATTTAGATGTCAATTAAGGTGTCTTTCGATTTATCACCTATGGAAAAGAAATTTGGGTCTGGGAATGTTAGAACAGCAAAAACTGCAGTAGCTAACCAAATACTTATGGATAGTGAAAGGTTTGTCCCCAACGATGGTAAAGGTTATTTACGTGCTAGCGGTAATGCTAGTAATGGTTCAGTAGCATGGAATACAGTATATGCGAGAGCACAGTTTTTTGGTAGTAATGGAATTGTTAGATTCAAAAATTATACTACACCAGGAACTGGGACTAAATGGTGTGAGAAGGCTTCAGATGTATATATGAATCGTTGGGAAGAAGTAGTTAAGAGAGGATTAGGAATTAGATGATTAATAATATTGATTTTCAAGAGGTTTTATGTGATTTTGTAAATTCGTTAAATCTACCACTTGAAGCAAGATTAGATTATTTCACTGAAAAAGATGATTTAGTTATTAATCTGATATCAGGTGGCAGAGTAGAACAATTATTCATGGATAGTACTCAAGAAATAAGTTTACCTTTTGAAATAGCTGTAAAATGCTTAGAGAATCAAAAGGCTAATGCTATTATGTGGACTATTCACACTGCTTTGTCAGAATTTAATTTGCAATTACCTAGTTTAAATGGTACTTATCGATTTTTAAGTCTTGAAGTCGGTAAGCCAGCAATAAATGGACGTGATGAACAAGACTATTTTATTTATACACTACGAATAGTAGCAAAATTAGAAATAGAAGGAGATATAATTAATGGCTAGACAAAAGAACGCATTGAGAAAACATTTTGTAGCACCTTTTGATAAGGCGAACGCAACAACAGCACCGACAAAGGAACAGTACAAACTGTTAGCTAAGTATATTAAAACAGTAAATGACGAAACAGACGAAGATACTGACGATGTAGCATGGTATGACGGAGATGGTACACCTGAGGAAACTGTAAAATCGGTTAAAGCTGGATTCTCATTTGAGGGGAACTTCGATGTAGAAGATGAAGCACAAAAACTAATCGCTGACCTTAGATATAAAGTTGGTGATGATAGAAAAGTATGGTTCAAGGTGGTGTCTTCAGACGGTAAGACAGCGTGGGAAGCAGTAGCAATCGTATCTAAAATTAAAGCTGGAGATGGTGACGCAAGTGACTTTGAAAACTTTGAATGTACGATTAAGTGGGCAACATTGCCAAAACAAACAGCAGTAGCATAATTTAGGAGGATTTAAGCATGGTAGTAATTAAGAAATTTGAAAATACAATTCCAGTTGATTTTGGAGAGTTTGAATTAAGATTTGTGGTAAGTGATGATAATATATTAAAATTAGCAGAATTAAAAGATTATGCTAAAGAATTGCAAGAAAAATTATCAAATCTGAGTGGAACTACTTCAGATTTAAAAACTGTTAAAGATTTAGCAAAAGACTTGTGGGTGAAATTATTTGATGAAGATACATTTAACCGTGTATATGAAGTATGCGGTAGATCATGTATTCCTACATTCTTATCTGCAATACAAACGATTAAAGGTATTGCAGATGAAATGGAAAATTCAATGACTGTAGATAAATATATCAAGTATCTAGATATCGACCATGCTTAATTTAGCTTACAAATTAAAAGATGAATTAATCATAGGTAGCGAAGTTTATAAACTTAACCTTAATTTTGATAATGTAATTAGATTACTTGATATGCTTAAGTCAAAAGATTTAGAGGATTATGAAAAGCCATATTTTGCGATGTTTATGTTGACTGGGAAACCATTCACTAAATATTCAATTGAAGATGTGGATTTATTCTTAACTCAAATAATCGATGAACATATCAAAAATGAGGAATTTAATTCAGTTGAGTATGATTTGGCAGGTAATCCAATGCCAGTTAAGGAAACAGAAGAAGAACAGGAGCAATTATATAGTCTGAAATATGATTCAGATTATATATTTGCTTCTTTTTTTCAAGCATATAATATCGACCTTATAGAAATGCAAGGTAAACTTCACTGGAAGAAATTCAACGCTTTATTAGGTGGACTTCCTGAGAATACTAAATTCATGGAGGTAATTAAGATTAGGAGTTATAAACCATCAAAACATGACAGTTCTGAATACAAAGAACACATGAGGAGCTTACAACGTCAATATGAACTTCCTATTGAAGATTAATTTAAAAGAAAGGAGGTTAATATATGGCAGAAGGTAAAGTTAAAATAGATGTTGATTTGAATGAAAAAGGTGCCACCTCGGGTATAGGAAGACTTAAAAGTGCATTAACTGGACTTGAGAGTGCTGGAAGTAAAGCTGGTTCAGTCTTCAAAAGTGTGTTAGGAGCTAATTTAGTAAGTGCTGGAATAAGTGCAGGTATTAGAGGAATATCAACTGGAATTAGAGGAATGATTTCTGAATTAAATAATTCTTCTAAGGCATGGCAAACGTTTGAAGGTAACATGAATATGTTAGGGAAATCTTCTGAAGAAATAAACGTAGCTAAGACAGCAATGCAAGACTACGCTTCCAAAACTATTTATAGTGCGTCAGAGATGGCTCAAACCTATTCACAGTTAGCAGCAGTAGGAATTAAAGAAACTGATAAACTTGTAACTGGTTTTGGAGGATTAGCTGCTTCAGCAGAAAATCCTAAGCAAGCTATGAAAACTTTAAGTACTCAAGCTACACAAATGGCAGCGAAGCCAAAAGTAGCGTGGCAAGACTTTAAATTGATACTTGACCAAGCCCCAGCGGCAATGGGTGCTATTGCCAAGGAAATGGGAATGTCAGTTCAAGAGCTGGTTAAAAATGTTCAAGATGGTAAAGTCAAAACAGAAGATTTCTTCGAAGCTATTAAAAAGGTTGGTAATAACACTGATTTCATGAAAATGGCTACTCAATTCAAAACTGTAGACCAGGCTGTTGATGGATTAAAAGAGACGGTTGCTATTAAACTTCAACCAGCGTTTGAAAGATTTAATAAATTCGGGATAAAAGCTATTTCAGGAATTATTGAAGCTTTAGAAAAAGTAGATTTTAAAGGCTTTGCGAATAAATTCGGTAATTTTTTAGATGGTATCAACGTTGATAAAGTTATTAATAGTATAGCTACATCAATTAAAAATGTAATAACAGTAGCTAAAGATCTATGGAATGGATTAAATGATAGTGGAGCAATAAGTTCTGTTGTTAGTGCATTTAAGAATGTGCAAGATGCAGTAACAAATCTTATTTCAGCCTTATCTAAAAGTGGAGCAATTAGCACATTTGCACATGCTTTAGGTTTAATTGTGAACGTAGTAGCAAAAGTGATTAGTGGGTTTGCTAAATTAATAGCTTCACTTCCACCTAGTGTGATTAGTGCTATTGCTTATTCATTGTTAGGTATTGTTGGTTCTCTTAAAGCTATCAAGTTGGCAACTAAAGGACTTAATTTAATTAAAGGGTTAAACCCGTTTAAATTATTCAAGAAAAACGCTACTGAATCGCTAGACGAAGTAACCAAAAAAACTAAAGAAACTAAAGGTACTGTATCTCAAATAATAGAGAGTTTAGGAAAGGTGCTAGAATCAGCAGGTAAAGGGATAGCAACAAGTGCCAAGGGAATTGGTATTGGTATTAAAACAGCATTGAGCGGTGTTCCGTCCGTTCTTACAGCATTAGGTACTGGAATTTCAACTGCTGCTCAAGGTATTGGAACTGGTCTTGCTATTGCTTTTAAAGGTTTAGGAAGTGCCATCGCTATGGTGCCACCACCAACGTGGCTTGCATTGGGTGGTGCTATTCTTTTAGTATGTGCTGGACTTGCATTATTAGGAACTCAAGGAGATGGAGTTGCTAAGGTCTTTCAAGCCTTAGGAAGTGCCGTTTCACAAGTTATTCTTGCATTAGGTACTGGCTTATCAGCCGTTTTAGTTTCATTAGGTAGCGTTATTCAATCGGTTGGACTTGCTATTAAGTCAGTATTTGAGGGAATAGGAACGGTTATTCAATCTGTAGGTACTGCCATTAAGTCGGTACTCGAGGGGTTAGGTTCAGCCTTTACAGGTTTTGGTAACGGAGTAAGACTGGCTCTTGAGGGAGTTGGGACTGTAATTACTTCAGTTGGTACTGCTATTCAATCAGCCTTACAAGGTGTTGCAAGCATTATTGATTCCGTTGGTAATGCTATTAAGTCAACTCTTGAAGGTGTAGGTTCCGTGATTGAATCTGTAGGTAATTCAATAAAATCAGTATTAGAGGGTGTAGGAACAGCCTTTGAAAAATTCGGTAACGCAGTAAAAACTGTGTGTGATGGAATTAAAGAAGTTATTGATTCGATAGGTAACTCAATAAGAACAGTACTTGATGGAGTAGCAAACGTCATTCAAAGTATAGGTGAATCAGCAGAAAAAGCAGGTAATGGGTTTAGATTATTTGCTGAAGGTGTGAAGACACTAGTTGATTTAAGCTTAGGAGATTTAGTTGCTACATTAACAGCAACGGCAACTGGAGTAGGTGCAATTACTGCTCATGCTGGAGAAATGACAACGGCTGGAGCAGGTATGCAAACAATGGCAAGTGGATTATCAATGTTAGGTCAAGCAGCAACTTCTGTTCAAGGAGCATTTACTGCATTATCTACATTAATCACAAGCTTAACTACTTCATTAAATGCTTTACCGCCTATCTTGATTACAACTTCAACAGCCGTTCAATTATTCAGCACTAACATTACTACTTCACTAGCTGGACTTATGACTGCTAGTGGTTCAATCAGTGCTTTCAACAGTCAGATTACAAGCATAGGAACAGCGGTAAGTTCTGTTACTGTATCGATTAGTGCATTCGGTATTGTTCTTTCATCACTGGCAGTAAGTTTTGGAACAACTTCAGCTTCAATTGGTGCATTAACTGGTGTAGTTAGTGGCTTAACAAGTGCATTGTCACAAGTAGGAAGTACAGCAACTAGCGTAGCAGGTCAGATTAATCAAATTGGTACTTCGATTTCATCAGTTGGAGCGACAGTATCTGTTATGGTTGCAAGCATTAGTGGAGCGATGAACGGGTTAGCTGGTGCCATTTCTTCAGCTATGAATAGCGCATTAGGGTCTATTCAAAGCACATGCCAACAGTTTGTATCTACACTTCAGCAAACAGCCTCACAAATGGCACAAGAAGGACGTAGAGCAGGTGAAGAAGCAGGAAGAAATATCGCTGACGGCTTAAGAAGTAACGAAGGCAACGTTCGTTCGGCTATGGAAAGTATCAAGAATACTGTTCGAAGTGTAGGTCAAAGCATTGTACCAGTTGCTTATAATGTGGGTGCACAGGTAAGTAATGGTGTTGCTCAAGGTATGTATTCAGCATTAGGAGCTGTTATTGCTGCAGCAAATGCTATTGTTAGCGAAGTTGATAGAGCGTTAAGAGCTAAGGCTCAAATCCACTCACCATCAAGGCTTACAGCTAAGACTGGGGGGCATATTACAGGTGGATTAGGTAAGGGTATGGTAAATAATATGGGCGTTCTTGATAAAGCGTTCAGTTTATATCAACGTAAACTTAACTCGTTTAAGCCAACCTTATCTGCAGAAAATATGTTGAGTTTTAATGGCCGTCCAAGTTTTGCATTTGGGGGAGCTAGTAATAGTAACGTGACTAACAACAAAACAAGCAATTTTGGTGCGTTGCTACATATAGAGAATTTAAGTACAAATTCTGAAGAAGATGTTCGTAAATTATACGAACAAATAAAATTCTTAATTAAGGAGGAGAAAGACAGATTATGATAACTAAATATATCCTTTACAACCAACTAAATACAAAAGAATTAGGATTAAGATTAGTAGATGAAATAGAACTGGAATCTTCTTCTCAAACTGTAGATTTAGTTGAAATAGACGGTGTTAATGGTGCAAAAATCAAAGATAATAAACGGTTGAAAGTAGTTGAACGTACTTTCCCGTTTAAAATCTATGATGAAAAAGTTGACGTCCAAAACATAATCAATAAACTAAATGATTATCTTTTAAACATAGAGCCAAAATGGTATGATTTTAGCTTGAGTTGGGATGGTGAGTATCTATATAAGGCGTACTTTTATGAAACGTTTAAAATTGAGGGAACATTAACTAGTAAGAAAAAATGTATCTTAAATTTTAAATTACACCCTATTAAATACTTGAAAACAGGACTTAATAAGATAACCGTTACTAACGGACAAATTTTGAGAAACCCAGAACGAAGAAAAGCTAATCCACTAATTAAATTAAGAGGAACTGGAGATATTAACTTAAATATTAATTCTCAAATATTTAGGTTAAAAGGGGTTAGTGGACACATTGTAATCGACTGTGAAATACAGTCCGCTCATTGGGACAATAAAGAACCGCAGTATGATAAAGTGTTCACTTATCCATTTCCACACCTTGAAATAGGTGATAACAGAATCTCATGGGACAACAACTCATTTGTTGTTGAAATAACCCCAAGATGGGAGGCGCTAGTTTAATGGCTTATCCTATTTTATATAAAGCAAATGAAACTAATTTTGAGCATTTGGGGGTGTCAGTTTTATCTGACACTTCTAAATGCTATGTTAGTAGAGAAAAAAACGGTATATACATTCTTGAATTTGATTATCCAGTAAATGGTAAAGATGTTGATAAAATCAAAGAGGGAATGTATATAAAATCAGACGCAGGTTACAGAACTAAAAATCAACGGTTCATAGTTTCAAAGATCACAAAAACACAAAATGAATTTAAAATTTACTGCCAACACATTTCACAAGTTAAAACTACTATGAACGCTATCAGACCAGATATAACTATTACTGGTAGTGCTATGATGGCACTAACAACATGGAGAGATAACTTGTTGGATAGTCGTGAGGAGTTCTTCGTGCAATCTGATATATCAACTGTAAATTCGACTACGTGGAAAGTTGAACATATTGAGAACGCCCGTGACGCATTAGGTGGTAAAGCAGGTTCAATTCTTGACGTTTGGGGTGGTGAATATGAGTTTGATAACTTAAATATTACGCTACATAAAAGCATGGGAATTGATAATCCAACCATCATTGCCTATGGTAAAAACTTGTTAGACTTAGAACAGGAACAGTCGATACTTGAAACTTATACTTCAGTATTTCCGTTTAAAAAATATACTGATGAGAATAACAGGGAGCAATTAATAACATTGCCAGAAATACTACTTGATAGCACATACTTAAATAAATTCACACACAGAAGAATTTTAAAAGTTGATTTTTCAAGTGATGAAAATATCAAAACTGTAGAGCAGTTAAGAAGTAAAGCTAAAAGTTACATTAAAAGTAATAATGTAGGTGTTCCAAAAACTAACTTAAAGATTAACTACCAAGACTTATCAAAAGTTGAGGGAATATTTGATAACCCAGCACTTGAACAGATAGATTTATGCGACAGATTAAAAGTTTATTACAGTGAATTAGGAATAATGAATGAAAGTGCTAAGGTTGTTAAGGTAATTTGGGATGTTATTTTAGAAGAAAATCATGAGATAGAAGTGGGAGATGGTAGAAGTAGCTTTACAGATAGTAATTCAGCTAAAATTGAATCGCTACAAGCACAAAATGATTCAATACTAGCTAGAATCAATACTTTGATTGCTGAACAGGAAGCAGCATACGACAGATTCTTTAAGGAAAAATCTAAGGTTATTGAAGATAAGGTTAAAGATGGATATGAAAAAGCCTTATTAAGTAGCGAAGAAAAAATTCGAAAAATGGGCGAAGCATTTGACGAAAAAGTCAACCAATTTAGAAATCAAGTATCAACAACAGTAGAAAACTACAACAGGCAATTCCAAGCTACTAATTTGGAAATAAGTAAGAATAGAGTTGAAGCTACTAAGCAAATTCAAGCACTATCTGATAGAGTTAACAACATGCAGGATATTTCTAGTAATTCAACAGTTGTAGAACTTAGAGGACTTGTTAACGGTGCTACTAGTAAGGTTACAGAACTTGAAAATAGCATTACAAGAGAATTTACTGCTGTTAAGAAGAAAAATGAAGATGGATTAAATGCAGTTAAGGCTGAATTTAAAAAAGGTGTAGATGGACTAACAAGCAAAATTACTTCACTTGAAGAGTATAAAAATCAAGATAGTACACGAACTGAAAGCCTAAAACAATGGGTACAACGTGATACAGCTAGTCAATTAAGCCGTGAACGAACTGAAATTACTAGAATAGTTGATGCTAAAGGTTATGTTAAAAACACAGAGTTTTCTAATAAGTTCAATGAAAGTGCTAGAGGTATTACCAACCAACTATCAGCGTTAGAGAACTACAAAAATCAAGACGGAGCAAGAACAGCTAACTTGCAAATTTGGGTACAAAATAACACAGCTAATCAACTGAATGCTGAAAGAAGAAATATCGAAAAGTGGGTTAACGATAAAGGTTATGCGACTACTTCTGTTGTTGAGAACAAGGTGCAGGAAACAGCTAATAGTTTTAGCCGTGAAATCAGTAATGTTAGAAATAGTATTCCAACTAGTGTAGGTGGTAGAAACTATATTATTGGTAGTAAAAACTTAAACAATAAAGGATTTTATAGTTGGAATAAATGGGATAAATCAGTAGAAGGAGATACTCTAATTTTAACCAAAATTGGAGGTAGTGATACTTATGGTTTTTACTTTAATTTAACAGATTTAGTTAAAACTCAATTCCAAAATGAGACGTTAACATGGTCAATCGATATTAAAGCTAGTAGAAATGTGACGTTAAGAAATGTTGGTTTTGAAACTAATGGTTTAAAACAGGTAACTATAACAACTGAGTGGCAACGAATATCTCATACCTTTATTAACAAGTTTACTAATGTTTTTGCATTTGTATTTTACAACCCTACAGCTAATTTTAACAATGGAGATAAAATTTATATTCGTTTACCTAAACTTGAAATAGGTACTATTTCAACCGATTGGACACCAGCTCCAGAAGATAGTCAGCAAAGCATCAACGAGTTAAACTCATGGAAACAAACAGCCACACAAACATTGAATACTGTTAGTAGTGGATTGAATGATGCAGTTAAACATTCTCAACTTAGAATAGGTGCTGATGGAATTGATTTTGGTTCAAACAAAGTTTTTAACGGAAGAAACCTAGCGAGTATTCTATCAGTTAGTCCAGAAAGTATTAAAGCGATAACTGATAGACTGATAATCTCACCAGCTAATGAGAATTTAGTATTACCAGAATTTAGAGAATCGGTAATTTCTAATAGTAGGGATAAATGGATAACCCCATTAATCACTGATGATAAATTACAAAACGGAGATCAATTTATAATCGAAGGGATTGGCTCGTGGTCTGGGAGATTAACACAATCTCTTAACTTTACGATTGAAATACAATATAAAACAGGTAGCTACACATGGAAAATCCCAGTTATAGTAGGAAGTAATGAATATTCAACTAATGATACTTTAAAATGTACACTTACAGTAACTGGATTAACAGGAGAAGTTAAAAGTTATAAATTGGGATTGTTGCAAAATGGAACAAGTAATTTCACAAATATTACTTTTAAAAACGCTAAAATCTATAAGAAAAAATCAGCAGAATTAATTGTTGATGGTTCAATTGAGGGCCGACAAATTAAATCTGAAACATTAGAAACTGGACACCACAAGGCAGGGAGTATCACTTCAGAAATTATTGCTGCTAATGCAGTCAAAGCTAAGCATGTATTAATAGATGATGGTTTAATCAATAATTTAATAACGCATAATGCTTTCATCAACAAACTATGGGCACAACAGGCTTTCATTAACAAATTAAATGCAGTTAAAATTAAGTCTACTCAGATTGATACTGATACCTTAAATGGAGTTGTAATATCTGGTCAATCTAAAATTAAAATAGGTCAGTATGGTTTTTTACAACCTATTGAAAAAGGATTACAAATCAACGCACCTGAGAATTTTGGAAGTAGGAGAGGTATTGGACTTCAAATTGCTGGTGAAGGTGTAGGCCCGAAAGAAAGTGGAGTGCCACCAGGATTATTCATATATGAAGATCCTGATTTTACAAGAGGGAATACTATTCCAAGTGCAGTCAATAGAGTATTGTTAACAGTCGCAGGGATGGCTTGTTTTTCATCAAGAATATTAGGGTCTGTTGTTAAGGGGCAACCTATTCTTACAAATTTAGACTTTAGTTCTCCATTCTCAAATCATGCTCCTGTAAAATTCATAGGTTATAAAGAGGGTGGATTTATGCGATTCTTTAGCACTGACAACTCAAATTCTGATATTTGGAACATCAAAGTTGACCAGTGGGGGTCAGATAGAAAATTAAAAACTGATATTAAAGATTCAGAATTTAATGCTATTGAATTTGTAGACAAATTAAGATTTAAAGAACATGGTTGGAATAAGGATGAAGTTGGATATGATAAGCCTTATACAAAATGTGGATTGATTGCACAAGAATTGCAAGAACTTGATGAAAGTTTAGTTGTAAATTATGAAACTTATTTAGGGTTAGATGCACTAAGATTAATTAACATTGCATTAAAAGCAGTACAAGAATTATCACAACAAAATAAAAAATTAAAAAACAAACTGGAGGAAATAACAAATGGATAACAAATTACAACCAATCGATTTAATCGCACAGGAATTAAGCGAAAAAACTATGCAATTAGCTCATTATAAGGTTGCTTACAATGAACTAACTAAAGAATTAGAAGCAAAAGAAAAGGAATTAAAAGAGTTAAAACAACCAAAACAAGAGGAGGTAGAATAATATGGCTTTAGAAATCTCGGTTAAACAACCTAATCCAACGGCAGGTGGATATAAGAGCGTAAACGTTTATTTTAATATGAATACTGGTGGAATTTATTTCAATGGTAACGTTGAATTACCTGGTAAATTTGCAACTGCTAATGATGCGGAAATCTTAGAAGAAATTAGAAAGCAAATTGCAGTTCAAATGTACACAGGAGAAGCAACTCCAGCACTAGTTGCTGAATATGCTAATCTGAATAAGCAAGTAGGAATTTTAGCAGGTAATAAAGATGATGTTTCAGAACGTGAGAAAGCATTAACTAAACTATTCGCTAAGGTGAATAAGGGTAACGATAAAGTACTAATGACGTTACTTTTAGATGTGTTAGATCCTAAGACAATATCAACAAATAAAGATAAAATTATCAACGCTTTTGATTCTTATGAAGTAAATGTTGATTATTCAGTAGGAGATAAGTTTAAATTTGACGGCAAACTATACGAAGTTATCGCAGAACATACAAGCGTTGTTGAGTGGATTCCTGGCAATGAACCAACTAAGTATAAAGAAATCACATTTGAACGTACTGAAAACAAGGAACAGTTAGAAGATGATAACAACCGTTACATCACTAAATTACAATTAGATGAAGCATTAACAAAAGTAGTCCAAACTATCATGGAACAATTAACACAAGAAGATGAAGGAGAAGAAGAACATGACAATAACGGAGAAAGTAGCAACAATTTATCACACAGCGAGGGGGATAATTAAGATGAAATTTAGTTTTAAACGTGCAAAATTTAAACAAGATGATTATTTAGTACAAACACACATGAGAATGGTTATTACAGAGGTTGAAACTTTAGAGCAAGTACCTAACTTTGGAAACTTACGTGAAATGGTTAGGTTAGCAGTTGAGGAGTTCAAGAAAAAAGAAGCTGAATTAAAGGCAATTGAGGAAGCAGCAAAAGAAGTTGTTGCTCCTACACCAGTAAGTGAAGCTCCTAAAGTGGAGGAAGTACCAAAAGAGGTAGTCACTCCAGCTCCAACAGTAACTGAAGCTACAGAAACTACAGAAAGAAAAGATGAGCATGCAGAATAGCATGTTCTTCTTTACGAGGTAGTATAAATGACAAACTATATTTTGCAATTTATATTGCAACTTTTTACGGTAGCTATTATTCCTTTAGTTAAGATATGGTTCGATAACAGCAATAAACAAATAGCAGAGCAATTTGAAAATTTAAATAAGGAAGTAAAGAAAACACAAAATCAAGTTGAAGAAGTAACTCAGATAGGTTTACATAACCGTGACTCAAATAAAAGTATAATGTCGTACAGATTGCACAAGGAATTTAGTGAGGCAATAGAACGAGGGTATACAACAAGCGAAGATTTATCAGAATTAAGTGGTTTGTATAAGAGCTACGCAGAAATAGGTGGAAATGGTAAGATAGAAACCTTATTTAACAGATTTAAAACTTTACCAATACAAAAATAGGAGGATAAACAAATGGAACAATTACAACCAGCATTAGTATTCTTAATAGTAACACTATTAGGAATGTTAGGAAAGTTTTTAAAAGAATCAAAATTTTTCCCAAATGAAATGATACCTAACTTATTAGGTGTGTTAGGTGGACTGATAGGAACTATTCTGTTCAAAGACCCGACAGCAATTGCTTTAGGTTTTAGTGCAGTAGGTTTACATCAATCTTATAGACAGACTGTAAGGAAATATAATAACGTTGATAATTCAGAACAATAATAGTATAATTTAAATATATCAATCCCCCTGTGCCTATATAGGCAGTTACGTACTGACACAGGGGTTCTTTTTGTAGAATATCAATGAAGATTTGAGAAGAACATAGAAGACTAGGTATAAACTTAGTCTTTTTTATATTAATAAAACGGAGGATAAATAACATGACAGAAATTTATAGTGACTATTTTCAAAACGGAGTGTATTTTACACCGCCAAAAAACGATATACTAGGCGTTGTTATACATAATGACGGGGGTTCACTATCTGCTAGACAATATGACGGCTTTTTAGTAGACAGAGTCAACAATGGAACGCTTGACAGGGGATTTGCAGCATACTATGTAGACCGTAACGACGTCTATGTATTCCAACCATCTAATCATCAAGAGTGGCATACAGCTAACTGGTACGGAAATGCTAATTTCATAGGCTTTGAAGTGTGTCAATCGATGTCCGCTTCTGACAGTGATTTTATAGCGAATGAAGATGCAACGCTATTACTAGCAGGTCAAGTGCTTCAAAGCTATGGATTACCAATTAATGCTGATACTGTTAAATTACACCATGAATTTAGTGCGACTTCATGCCCTCACAGAAGTATGGAATTACACGGGAACGGTGGAGCTTACAACGGTGCAGGAACTGAAGCTTGTAGAGAATATTTCATCAATCGAATTAAGCAACTATTAGATGGTGATGTTACTGAACCTCCAGTGGTTGAGAAAAGCATATTAGATGAAGACGTTGAGCTTGCTAAACGCGATGAACCATATTATGAAGCAACTGTGAGTATAGATTACATTCTTGAAAGTCAACCAACAGAAGATAGCGAGGATAAGGAATTCGTGCCAGCAGGTACAAGAGTACGTGTGTACGAGAAAAAAGGCGGTTGGTCTCGTGTAAATTATAAAGATAGTGATCAATGGATTGAAGATAAATATTTAACAGACGTTGAAGTATTTTAATATAGTTGAATTTTAAATCATTTCATGTTAATATGATAGTACCTTTATATTTTCATAACCTAGAGCCCTTACTTATTAAGTAGGGGCTTTTTATTATGCGCAATTTTTGCGCAAAAAGCATTAAAATACTTGTGAAATTTATTGATTAAATAATCTTATAGAATAAACTTCAATAGCTCATGAATGCTATTAGATTAACATTTAATGGTAGTTAATAGTTTCCTATTGAATTTAAAAATCAAGTATTTTATAATATATTCGATTATCTATTATAATAAAAAGTAGAG